GGAAAAGAACCAACCATGTCACAGCGACCTGCATACTGATATTTATTTGACCACAACACTTGTTCTTGTCCCCAAATTTCTTCTATACCGCGTTCAGTAGCCCTAATCAAGTCACGACTCATTTGTCTTACATCTAATTTTTCTTGTGTTAATTCAATCCATATATCTTCACCGTTAAAATGTCTTTCGGCATACTCATGAACTAGAGTACCACGATCTGTTGCTTCTTTTGAAACTCTCTGAGCTTCTTCTTCACCTACTTTGTCTATCCAACGTTGTAACCAAGCATTATCTGCAGTTTTGCCAAGTATAGTAGTAATAGAGGGGTATGACCCATCAGGTGTGTGATAAGTTCTTCCTGTAGGAAGAGTATCAGTTTCTACCTCAGTCGTGTATTGAAACTTCTCTTTTAAAATCGTCCACTGTGTTGACAATGGGTTTTCCTTTCGCGTTTAAGCTAGTATTAATTAAAATGGGATACCCATACTGTCTAGTTTTTTCTAGAACTTTCCAAAGATAAGGATTTGAAGAGCCAGTTACAGTTTGTAATCTAGCGCTCATATCGTGAGTAGTAAAATTGCCATCAATAATATCAGAAGTAAAAAGCATGTAAGGACAATATTGAGACATATCAAAAAACTTATCAGCTTCTTCAAATTGACATATTGGAGCATATGGTCTCCAAGAGTCTGTATATCTTTCTTTAATGATATTAAGTTTTTTAATATTATCATCAGTGGGAGCACAGAGCAAGGAACGATTTCCAAGAGCACGAGGTCCAAACTCAGCACGACCTTGAATCACAGGAACTATCTCACCTTTTATTATACGATCGGCACACTCATCTGCAGTGATATTATTAGAAGACTCTATACCAAGATAAGGAGTTTCCCATAAAGGTCTTTCAATCAATGCAGCTGCACCAACCGCGCATCCAGCATCTCCAGCTGCTGGTTGGATTGCAATATTATCCCATGGAGTTAATTTAAGAAGTTTAGTATTAGCTACACAATTAAGAGCTACTCCACCGGCATAAGCTAAATTTGTCATACCTGTTTCTTTCTGAATCCAATGACTTAAAGTTAAAAGAGTTTTTTCAAGAACAGACTGAACTGAAGCTGCAATATCCCAGTCTAAACTACCGAAACCTACACCGCGTTGTAAATCTTGAAGAACGGTATACTCACCTTGAATAGATGTCCAATTTAAAACATGATCGTGAATCCATCTTTCCCATTTAGGTTCTCCATAAGCAGCTGCGCTCATAACTTTACATTCATCTGAAAGGGGATGAAACCCTAATAAACGAGTAGCCGCTGAGTAGAATAAACCAAGAGAGTTGGGATAGCGAAAACGTTTTAACCACTCAATTCGTCCATTTTGGTAAATTCCTAATGATGTAGAGTATCGGCTACCCACAGTATCAACAACCATAATAGCGCACTCAGTCCAATTAGTAGTGCAAATAGAACTCATGGCATGAGCTTCATGGTGATCTACTAATATTGTACGTGCTGAACTATACTGTTTTATATCAGACTTAAACTGTGAGTAAGTAGTTTCTTCATAAAAAGAAACAAAGTCCCAATCATCCCAACAATCTTTAAGCCATTTTACACTTTTGTGTGGAAAACTTTTATCAAATTTCTTACGTGAAAAACGTTCTTCATGAGACGCGCCTTTGATATGTCCATCTATAACAGACGCAGCTGCACTGTCATGATGATAAGAGCTCACTCCTAAAATCTTCATTAAAATACCTTTTTATCAAATTGTTATATTTTGATGTATCAAAATCATTATATCTGACAGAGTTTAAAAAGTCAACAAAAGTCCATCTTTTGTTATCAACAGTGGGTTGTATTCTATGAACCATAAAACAAGGAAAAGTTACAGTTTTTCCAGGGCTTGGATAGATAGTTGCTATAATCTCTGAAGGCTTTGGGTAATCAAAGTCAGATCCTAATACGCCTGTAGGATTCCAATTTCCAATCTCAAGAGGTTTTCCTTTAGTAAGATAAATGATGCGTGTCCAAAACCTGCCAGGTCTTGGGTTTGAAAGCTGACGACCTTTGTAAGAAAAAGAATCAGAGTGCCAATCGTAGACATCGCCTTGCTCAAGCAGAACAGCTATTTTACCTTTTAAATCGCATATAGTTCTGTCTTGGTGATTGGGATCTGTAAAAGAATTAGCCTCTATATATTTCAATAGAGGCTGTGTATTGTCATGAATTAATTTGTTTGTATAAACTTTAATACAATCTTGCCAATTCTCATGGATATAATCATGAACAGGCATCAACCCACTCTTTGATCTCTTCCCATTTTTGCTCTTCTTCTTCTAAGTTTTGTTTACGAATAATTGTAGCAACCTTAGTTATAGTAGTGACAGGCAATCCATATTCATTTTTAATATCTTTTTTTAGTTCTGCTATTGATTCTCTAATAGCATCAGCTTGAATCATTAAATCTACAATGCGATTAATTTCTTTACGAATTTCTTCTTGAAGTGCTTTTTCCATTTAGTCCTCTATTATACATTGGTGTTATTGGTGATAATTTTAAAAGTATCTCTTACTTTGTTAGGTTTTCGACGTACAAGACGTTGATCTTGTAGTTGTTGCATAGCTACATTGAACATAGACATCGATGTGTCTGCGCTAGAACCCTCGTCGCTCGGTGAGCGATGTATGAGTATCTTTTGATGAATGAGATTGAGAGCAGTAACTAAATTAGCTGAACCAATAGAGCGAGAGCCAGCGAAGTCTCCTTCAATACGAGGATTGACTAGTTCCCACTGCTCATTTTCCCAAACTGCTCCCTCATCTTCATCAAACACTTCAACAGGCATTCCAGCTAATATTCTCCATACTAAGTCAGCAGTTTCTTGTGAAGTCATCGAATCCAATCATCCTTCCATGAAGTGTGGTAAAACCACGCTAGAGCTGTAGACACACGCTTCGCGTGAAGCTCAACATCTGGGCTCACAGCGTCAACAAACTCACGTTTGAATCTAAGCCATGGGTTGTGTTCTGTTGTGACACGCTTTATCGAGTGTACATTGCGTTCATTCCAATGATCACAGCGCTCTGCATAAGCTGGCTGAATATTAAGTGAACGTTCAGTTTCATCCAACTTCGTTTGGAGCAGACCGTACAATTCTTGAAAAGCCACACTTTTCTCGCTATCACTGATATCAGCAATGCTAATCCGCCGTGCATTTCTAACTAAATCACGATATGCGTTGCGCGATGTCAATTTAAAAAACATTTTTTACCTCTTATTAATAGCAGACTTTGCATTGTCTGGCAATGTTAAATTTTTAAAATATCTTGGATTGATTTGTTGATATCGAATGCAGGTGTGTCATCAAAGGTGCTAATCCGTTGAGGAGGGTATACCGTTTTTCCACGCATCCAAAAGTCTCGTGGGTTATACCAGTGCATTTGCTCGAATGAGCGCCAGAGTGCATTAATTCGATTAGCTGCCACATCAAACTCATCGTACATGGGATTTTCTAAAGAAATGCGATCTCTGGCCTCTTCCATCCACTCAATCGCACACCACGGAGAGTATCGAGCTACATTTTCAGCTTCGCGAATTGTGCGGCGCACACTCCAAACAGAATATCCACCAATTGAAATATTTGATTTAGTTCTACTAGCCATTAATTGTTACATCCTGTAAGTGATTAAAGTGATCTACAATATCAACAATGAATCGAGCTGCAAAAAACTCGCCATGAGTGTGTTTCAGCTGATAGTATTCTTTCATTGTATCAGGAGAGTGTTGTGTGAGGACTGCTATTGCCTCTTGAAGGGTGGGGCGTTTGTGCATATGTCATTCCTTATTTAGTTAATTTGTATAATCCAACTTTTGAGGTATTTTCAGAAATATCCCAAAACTTTAGTGGTTCTATTAATCCTAGTTTTTCTATTTGTTTAATTGCTATCGATACTCCATTAAAGTTAGCTGAATCAAGATTTTTTATATTTCTGTGAGGATGATAGTTTTTTTCTGTAATTTCTTCATGTATATCGTCAAACAAAAGATATGGAATTTCAAGAGATATGCAAGACTTGATATCTCTTAAAACTGGTAATGGGTTATGATCTCCATCAATATAAGCTAAGTCAAATTTATGATCTTTAACATGGTCGATCAAATTTTTTGAATCATCTAAGATAAAGTTAAACCTGTCTTTGTATCTTTCTTTTAGTATAGGGTGAGCTTCGTGTGTACAAGCATGTAATCCAGGATCTATTGAGATGAGTTTTATTTCAGGATTCATCTCTAACATAATAGAGGCTGAAGCTCCGTAGTAAAAACCAATCTCAAGTATTGATTTAATTTTATAAGTATTAATACAGTAAGAAAACAACTCAGTCATTGTTGGGTCAAACAAAGTTGTTGTTGAAGAATAAGTGTTACGATCGTTCTTAAACTTATCTAAAAAAGACAAAGTGGGAATATTCATATAATCATCCAAAAGCTGTGTCATCTATTATTTTCTTGACTTGCTCTGTTATTATAGCTAAAATGTTCACATGTATGCAACTGAAAAATATGTTCGTATGGAAGCGAAAGAGTTACAAAGTATGATTCATGAAGTAGCCAATGATCTAGGCGGTGATATCAATTATCTACACTCTGAAATCACTGAGTTACGAAATGAAATAAAACAACTAGTAAATGACCTACAAGAGCTTAGGGGGTTAAATAATGCCAACTTATAAAGTTGTATTGTTTTCTGATTCAATACATCAACAATACATGAATGAGCAGCAAAGAGCAATAAATGATGCACTTCCTGAAGTTACCACTGAAGTTGCTAATCATGAAGATTCTCGTTTATCTCTCTACGCAAAGCATCCCACTCGCATGCCTTGTGTCATGGTTTTTAAAGATGATGCTCGCATGCAAAGTCGTCACGCAAAGCGTGATCACGATGAGATTGTAACATGGATTCAATCTATCGTTGGTGCATAATGTATAACTATTTACTAACCCTGTTGTAAATAGATGTCACAAGTAATATTACTCTCTGATATTCCAACACACTCTAAAGAAACATACGCAGCTAGGTATGCAGGACCTTATGTGGTTAGATCGCAACTAGAAGCTAGTGGTTATGATGCTATAGTACTTGATTGGTTTAGATTTTTAAAAGATCCTGATGAGTTTTTTGCATATCTAGAAAATTTTGTTGACGAAGAAACTCTTTGTGTAGGTATAACAACAACTTTTTTGATTCCAGAAATGTCATCTCAAGCTATTGGTGGTGGCATGGGTCAAGCAGTCATTCAACAAGAAGAGATACCAAACGTAACTGAGGAGACAGTTGCGGCATCTTCACTGTACCTTTGGGAATGGTCTAATAAAGATCTTGAGATATGGTTTAAAAAACTAAGAGAGCTGTTAGATAAATACAATCCAAAAGCTAAAATTGTTTTAGGAGGACACAGAGTTCACAAAATTATTCAGTTTTCTGAACTAGCTCCAGATAATTACTGTATTAAAAAGTATGTAGATTATTTTTTAGCTGGATATGCAGATTTTACTATTGTTACACTAATAGATAAGATAAAAAATAAACAAGAAATTATTCCAAGCACAGTAAAAAATGGGTTGAACATAATTATTCCTTCTAACTTTGGAGAGTGGAAGTCTGCAAAAACGCAAGTGCCAGTAAGTTTATTCTCAAAAAAAGATGCAATCTTACCTAGACATTGGTTACCTCTTGAGGTTAGTAGAGGTTGTGCATTCAATTGTAAGTTTTGTTCATATGAAAAACGAGGCACTTACAAAAAAGATATGTCTAAGTTACGTGATGAATTGTGTTATAACTATGATAATTTTGGTACAACAGGTTATAATATTTCAAGTGATTGTTTTAATGATGATCGAAAATTTGTTGGTGACTGGTCAAACATGATTGCTAAACTGCCTTTTAAATTAGAGTGGGTAAGTTTTGCAAGGCTAGACTTGTTTAATAGATATCCAGAAACAATGGATGAAATGCTTGAGAGTGGTTATAGGGCTGGATGGTTTGGGATTGAAACTTTGTGTCACGAAGCAGGGAAAGCTGCTGGTAAAGGATTACATCCTGAAAAAGTAAAAGAACTAATTAAAATATTTAGAGATAAAGGTAAAGATGAATTTTGGTTTACAGCCTATTTTATTATTGGATTGCCTAAAGAAACTCTACAGAGTTTAGATGAAACACTTGATTGGTTGCTTAAACAAAGATTGTTAGATGAAGTTCAAGTTTCCTCTCTTGGAGTTGCATCTTTTATTGAAGAGTTGTCAAGTGTTATAGACTTTTCAGACCACTCAAAGATGCCACAAAAGTTTGGTTTTAATAAACTTACGTTTGATCCAGAATTTTATTGGGAACATGATACAATGAACTATAAGCAGTGTAGAGATATACAATCAAAGTGGCAAGAAGCTTTCTATGATCATCCTTTTACAAGATTTGGAGGTGGATCACACGGAGAGTATCCTAGAATTAGAGATTTAGGACTTAACCATAAGCAAACTGTTACTTATTTAAAAACTAAATTCTTAAGAGGTCAAAATTTGCTTAAAATAGATAAAAACAAAAAAAGACAGTTCAAACAGCATGTTATTAAACTGTCAGAAGAAAATGTAAAAGAATATTATGAAAATATGTTAAAAGTAAATGCCAAAAGCAATAGCGTGTATTCCTCATAAAAATCGTATAGAATCACACCGTGTAGACTATCTTCGTGCAATCTCTGAAGCTATGGATTATCCATTTCAATCAGAGGACGGTAGAGATCCTTCTCCAGCACATCAACAATTAAAACAAACTTGTAAAGCCTATACTGGTATCAAGTATTGGCAGTTTACAAATTGTTGTACAGACTCTCTACAAATAGCCTTTTCAATGTTTACAAACACAGGAGATACTGTGATAGTACCAGCCTATGGTTGGAGAGCTATTACAAACGCTCCTCAGTTTTTAAAGCTTAATGTACAATACTGTGATATAGACCCTGCAACAGGTAATATCGATATCCAACGAATGATTGATTGTATACACAAGTATAAGCCGAAAGCAATACTTGTAGTGCACAATTTTGGCACACTAGTGGACGTTTCACAGCTTACTAATGCGTGTGCAAAATACAATGTAGCTATTATTGAAGATGCAGCTCCCTCTTTTACAATGGGTGAACCATATGGCTATAAGTTAGGATCCTACTCAGATGCTGTATGCTTTTCATTTGACTTTACTAAGTCACCAGGTTGTTTAGGAGCTGGAGGCGCAATCGCTACTAATGACGATCTAGTTTATCGTCGTATAAAATCTATCTGTTCCCATATTACTAATGACTTAGGTGTAGGCACTAAGTCATATCTAGATACTGTAGCAGCAGCTGTGTTAAATAAAGATATTGAATTAATAGAGCAATGTGAGTATAGAAAGAAAAGAGTCGAAGTTGCTACTTACTATTTAAATAAACTTCCGTATAAAACTCTAAGCGGAGAAAATTACATTTATCATAGATTTATTATTTTACCTGAAAAAAATGAAAAACAAGCACTACTTGAGAAACTAAAGTCACAAAAAATACTAGCTAAATCTGTATTTGAACCTAATTCATATAATTGTTACTGGGCAAATGAGTTTTATGAACAAGCAATTGAGTTACCTTGTCATCAGTTTATTGATATTGATGACTTAAATTCAAGGATTGATAATATACTATGAAAATATTAATAACAGGAGGAATGGGTTTTATCGGTTCGCACTTGACATCAGAATTAGGACAAACTCATCACGTAGACATTTTAGATGGGTTTACTAATGACTATGTAAGCTTTAAATACATACATAGAGGCACAAGAGGCTTAGAAGAAACTAATGATATTGAAAAGAAACACAGAACATTAAACTTAAGATATAGACTAGATCTAATAAAAGGAAAATTTAATAAAATATATAATAATCATAGTTTTGATCCCCACATACCTCTAGAAAACTATGATTTAATCATTAACTGTGGGGCTTTAAGCGAAGCAATTCTTTCTAAGTATTTTCCTGAATTTACTCGTGATTCTATAGTTGTTGGTTTGGCAAGACTGAAAAAGTGTTTTCCAAACACACCGTGTTTACACATAAGTAGTAGCATGGTTTATGGCACTTGGGAAGGAGTAATTGACGAGCAGTACTCTTTAGGATCAGAGAACCTTTATGGTGTCAACAAAATAGAGGCAGAAACTCTCTGCGGTGAAAAAGACGTAATTTTGCGACCCATACACGTCTATGGTATAGGAGATGGAAAATATCCAATCTGGATGAATATTGAACGACAGACTGCAATTAATAAACCTGTTTTCGTAGAGGAGGCTGGATGTATTTATATTAACGACTTTGTTCACACAGTAAAAAATATTATAGACAAATGGATTCCAGGAACTTATAATATATCATACACGTTCAGAAGATCAGCTGAAGCACTTAAAACAGTTTATCCTAAACCTATAAAAACACAAATTAAACTTGGTCCAACTGGTAAACCTCGTGGGTTGTTAAATTGTGATAAACTAATAAAAACATTTGGAGTTGATTTTGAATATCAAACCTATGAGGAAACGGTTAGAGACTACTATAGACAATATGAAAATATATGTTAAAAATAATGATGTAGGCAGAGCCTTGCGTATCATGAAGAAAAAGATGTTAGCTGACGGACTTGGAAAAGAGCTTCGTGATAGACGATTCTTTAGATCAAAAGGCGAGGAACGGCGTTTAGCAGAAAAAGCTGGTCGTAAACGCTGGGAAAAAAAGCAGGTAAAACTTGAAGAACAGTTTATACGAGAAGAACGTAATGCAATTCGTAACAATCGAAAGAAAAAGAATGTTCAAAGATCTAACAAAAATTCAAATCAATCCAGAAACTCTTCACGTACATCTCGCAATCAAAATAAGCGATAATCATGTACACAATTTAGTGTTTTCGGTTGAGTCTTTTACTTATATCATGAGTAAAGATAATCAAAAATGGCATGGACTAATTAACAATCAATTCTGGGAAATACAAAAACTTTCAGACCGTGTTAAACTATCAAGTGAGTATTATGATATTCATTACAGATTCTCGCTTGAAGAATGGGAAACAATTCGTCAACAGTATGTAAGCGCATTACGTAAAAACAACCTTGCATAGTGGTAGATAAAACATATATAATCTCTTTATAACTAATGGAGATTTGTATGAAAGCTTTTAAAGGAACTTTTAAGAAAAAGAATGGTGAGTCTCGTCAAATGACATTTGCTCGTTTAGCAGATTTACCAGAGCAGTTTTTAGAAACCCGTGTTAGTGGAGCTGGTTCTGAGCAAACTTATCCTGATGGAATGGAGCTTGTTTGGGACTTAGAAGCAGACTCCTTTAGAATCTTTAACTGGAATACAACAGAAGAGGTTCCAAAGGAACTGACTATTGACGAAAGTCTCTTTACATAAAGA